GTTTATTCTTAAATGGTTAAACAATAAAGGAACAACAATGGCTAAGTTTAGTGAAAGCTTTTTTGAAAGTCTAAGGGGTGCCGGTAGACGAGGGTCTCCTACTGATCCTATGTTACAAAGACAGGCAGGGCCACAGTATGGGTCTACTGATCCGTTGGCTAGATCACTGGGTGGTATGTTGGGCATGGACATGAGGACAGCCCCTGAGTTAGCCACGGCTGAGTTGTCTAAAGTTGACCAGACAGACCCAAATTCTTTAATTCAAGCATTAGGTGTTCAAGCTAAGTACGAACAAGACCCCCAAAAGAAAGTGCTTTACATGCTTGAAATAGATAAAATAAAAAAAGAAATTGCTAAAGAAAACGAACTTAAAGCGCTCAATGATCAAAAAAACGAAAGATACAGCGCTATGGCTAAACTTGTTTCTGAAAAAAGCCCTGAACTTGCAAAACTTATTTCTTTAGGGGGTGAGGAGGCTTATAAGGCGGGTTTAAAAATAATGACTCCTTCTGAAACTTTATCTTTAAAAGATCGGTATTTACAAGTAGGTAAGCGTGTTTTTGATGCAAGTACAGGTGATTTTGTTGGCGGGCTTCCCAGTGAAGCTATTAAATATGAATCAAAAACTATTTATAATCCAGAAACCCAACAAAATGAAATTATATGGGTTGATCCCGCTAATCCTAATAAGGTAGTCAGAAGAGACGTTGCTCAACGTGACGAAGACAAACAGTCTTCCGCTGCCTTCAAAAGACAGTCTGTTTTAACTACAGCCGCGCTTGATTATGACGCTCAGTATCGCAGGGCTATGGATGTAGTTCAGCAAGCAGAAACGTTAAATCCAAAAGGCGGTGCTTACGCTACTGTTGCTGAAATATACAAAAGTGTTTCAGGTTCCCGCGATAAGGTAACTGCTTTGAGAGAGGCGGCTAGTCGCTTAAAAACAACGCAGGCTGTAAGTAACCTCCCTACAGGCCCTGCATCAGATAAGGATATAGCCTTAGTACTACAGGGGGAAGCACCCACGGAGTCTTCTTCTGGGGAATACTTAGCTCAATACGCTAGAGGTATTGCTAAATTAGCAAAACGTGCGGCTACTGACGCTCGTGATAACAATGCGTGGCTTTCTGCTTATAAAGATGAAAGGGGTTTTTTAGAAAATCAGCGTATGAAAGTAAGACAAGATGAGCTTTCTGCTTTGGTTGATAAAATAGGGCCTAACGGTCCAGCTGCTTTACAGCTTTTGAGTGAAGGTGGTGCAGCAGCTCTTCCCGCTTTTACAGCAGAGTATAAAGATATAATAGGGGCTGATTATAACCCACTAGAAGCAATTCAAGAACTACAAAGGAATAAACAAATACTCGCTAACTTAGAAGGTATAGACGGTAAGAAAGGGAGAAGTTTATAATGGCTGAATACTCGTTTAAAGACCTCCCTGCACAAAGCAATACCACAACTTCAGCCCCTACTACACCACAACAGCAGCCGCAAGGTTTTTCCTTTGCTCACTTACCTGCTCAAGCTAAAAATGAAACTAAAGAACAAATACAGTCCGGTAATTGGGCTAATTTAGATGCAGTACAAGGTGCTGGTTTAGTTTTAGAAGGTATGACGTTGGGTTGGTCAGACGAAGCTCTTACAGCTATAGGGGCAGCGGTAGAAACAGCTACTAGTGATACCGGCGAAGATTATTCAACAACCTATAGACGAATGAAAGATACATACGATAAACAAAAAGCTCAGTTTAAAGAAGCAAACCCAGCTACTGCCTTCGGGTTAGAATTAGCGGGTGGTTTTGCTTCTCCCGGTGGTATTTTTAAAAACACAGGCATGATAGCTAGAGCAATAGCCGAAGGTGCTATTTATGGTGCAGGGGCTTCTGAAGGAGATACGACAATAGATGTATTAACTGACGCTACACTAGGTGGTGTAGTTGGTGGTTCTGTGGGTGCAGGTCTTAGGAGCGTACAAGGGCTTTTCGGCAGGCGTGTTTCTACGGAATTAGGGGAAGGGGCTGATTTCATACCTCTAACCCTTGCCGCTGAGAAAGGTAGTTTTCTTCAGAATTTTTATCAAGATGTCGTAGGCCCATCGTTTGGAGGTAAAGGTGTAATTAGGGCGCAAGAAGATGTCGTAGTAAAACCTTTATTAAAGGCACAAGAAAATAGAGAAAATATTATTAAAGAAACAGCAAGCGCTGCTAAACAAGCTGTAATTTCTTCTAAAAATAAATTAAAAACCGCTTTAGATAAAGCTAGTAATAAACTAAAAAGCTCCATTCAAGATGTAAAAGAAGCTGAATCCTCTGTAATATCGGATATTAGTAGTAGATATGGGGGGACAAAAACTGGCGATATTGGAGGACAAGGTGGTTTGTTAGGAACAAACGGGCCTGTCATGGCTCGGGAATCAAGACAAATAGCTGAAGTTATTGATGAGGCTGAAAACACGTTTAGGCTTGCAGCTTTTAGTGGTTCTTTACCTACAGGTTTAAATAAAGTAGACATTGAAGAAATCTTAACTGCCGGTACACCTAATGCGGCGATGGCTAAGTTAGATAAATCGTGGAGCGATAACGGTTTTAGTATGTTAAAAGACCGTAAGTTTCGTATGGCCCCTAATCAACTAAAAGCAGAAATCGAGAAAAAAATTCAACAGAATCCGCTTTTTGAGTTAATGGCTGAATCTAAAGGAAGTATATCGACAAAAATAAATGGTGTATTAGAAGCAATCTCAACTAGGGCGGATAAACGTGGATTTATCGACGGAAAAGCCCTTGCTGACCTACGGGGTGCTTTAGGTACAGCCGCCGCTAAATCTTCTGACGCTGGTGGAGAAAGTGTAGTTCTTAAAGCACTATACTCACAGGTTCAAGAAATAGTTGATGCTAAAATGGTTTCACAGTTATCCCCTAAAGCCGCTGATCTTTTTAAATTAGAACGTAGTAGGTGGCAAACAAACACTGTACTAAGAGATGCGGTTTTATCGTCTTCGAGGAAAGCAGGAACTCACGGTAAGTTTACCCCTAATGATTGGATTGCAGCCATTGCTAGTAACTCAGCAAGACAAGCCCGTGGGGGTCAAGGCCCGTTAGCTGATGTGGCACAGGACTTAGCCAGCACAGCGCGTGTGGGGGAAGAGGCTATAAAGGAAACCACTAAGAAGCTGGCTGCTCGTATTTCGGAGAGAAAAGAAAGAGAAATACAACGGCAACTAAACAAAGCAAAGGCTGAGAGAAAAAGCTTAAATGATAAGAATGCAAAACTAAAAAGCAGGCTTATGGGTAGCGGTGAAAAAGCTCAAGAAGTTGCCGCTAACACTAACAAAATACAAACGTTAGAAAAGGAAGCGGCTATTTATGCGGAGGATTTAGCAAAAATAAAAGCTGCCCGTGTTAATGAAAACCCTTCGTGGTTCCATACACTGGCCGCTACGCAGTTCGTAGGACTACCGACAGGCATCGCACTAGCTTACGGTTTTAAAGGTGCTGGACTAGCTGTTGGCGCTCTCGGTGGTGCTAAACTAGCTGAACCTTCTGCTCAAAGGTTCTTAGCTGGTCAAACAGGCGTACAGAAAGCTGCACAGGCTGCTGCTGCTTCTCAAGCAGGACAAGCTTTGATTGGAGGCCTTCCCGCAATTATACGACAACCATCTGGTATGCTGGCTTCGCCAGAACAGCAACCACAACAATGACAGCGCTAGAGTTTATAAACACTGCGTGGCCTGTGGCTTTAGGATTTATAACCTTAGTTATTGTGCTGGCTAAAATGCACAACGACATAGAGACTTTAAAGGAAAAAGTCCGTGTTTTGTTTGATTTATGGAACAGTAGAGGAAAATAACAATAAAGAAGAAAAGAGCATCATTCAAGGCTCGTCATGGGGCTAATATAGCTAAGGGTAAGATGTCTGCGGCTTACTGGGCCGACAAAGAAAAGTGGTAAAACATTGGGGGCTTTACGCCCCCTCAGTTTTTATGGTATCTCGCACATACCACCAACACAAGCTAACTCCTGTGACCCTGTAGTCATATCCTCAAACTCAAAGGTTGCCAGTGCTTGCCAGTCAAAGTCAGGCATTAGTTTCAATGCTTCCTCGTACTCAGACTTAGTACATTCAGTGTACGGTGCCTGTTGATAGGTATGATCACTGTAAGGCAATAAACTAATACCGCTCATCATGTTGAAGTTCTTCCACATCCAGCTACAGATATCAAAGAATTCATCGTCCTTGTAGTATACCGTTATTGACGGTTTATGTTCACACCAATTATCTTGATATGTCTTCCACAGTTCCAACTGATTCATGGCACCCATGTCAGAAGTGCATATAGCACCCTTGGGGGCCTTTACAGGGAAACTGAATACAAGGGTAGTGCCTAGATCAATGTCAGCCTGTGTAGGCTTTAAATAGCCTTCAGCGGGTGACCTGTTGACCTTGGTTACGTCTATTTCACAGGGGAATCCTGCTTTGTACATGTACTGAGCCATCGGGTCTTTAGAGTCAGCACGTACTGTCCTAATGTAGTAAGGGCTGAAACGAGGGTGTATGCCACTAGCACTATTAACAAGCTGAGAAACAGTACCGGAAGGCTTAACACAAGTAATAGCAGCCGCTGGATTAATGCCCAGTCGTTTAGCCCATTGTTTGTTGGTCTCAATAGCGACATTCTTCAATTCCTTTAAAATAAAATCTAATTCTTTACTGGAACTTGTTAGTTTGCTGTCCATAATGCCGGTCAGGCTGACACCGAGCAATGCTTCTTCTTCCGTGTTCTTCTTCCAGACAGACCGTAGGTATCTGAAGTCAGTCAGGGTTGCCTGTAGTGTGCCTAGAATAGCCGCTATTCTTACTTTCTCCTTCAACGTATCCAGTGTGTCACCTTCACGGACAACAACTTCAGACAAGTTACAGAACTGATTAGGCCGTAGGATAATCTCAGAACAGGGGTTAGTGCCAAAGTCATAGGTGGCGTCACGTCTACCGTTTTGTGCTGCAATCTTTTGTGCGGCTATTCGGCTGAATATACCACGCTCGCCTGACTTAGAATCGTACAGCGCCTTCATTTCGTCCATGAAGAAATCAAATGAAGGTCTTTCCGTGTAACAAGCACTGTTGTTTGCCAAGGCTCGTTGGGCGTTGTCTTCCCACCACTGCCCTGATTTAGCTGTTCGTAGTCTACCGTCAGAAGGGTTTGAAAGACTGATCAAGGCACTACGTCTAACACCGCCAACAACAATAACTTCAGCAATCTTGCAGCATAGGTCGTGACACTCAAGGCTGCTTAGTTTTCTACCCACAGCGTTAGTGAATAGTTTAACCGTGAATGCAAACAAATTAACTAACGGTGTAGGGCCGCTGGCTCTGCCACCAAAGGTCTTCAGTCGTTCCCCGGCTCCCCTGACCTTACTGACGTCCCACTTTGGAACTTCCCCTGCATAAAGCATAGCAATAAGCTGGCGCATGGCCTTGGCCCAGCCTATTTTACTGTCGGACACAACGATTGTAGTGTCCGTTGGGTGATGTACTTCAGCAATCACAGGCAGTTTACCAACGTACTGACGCTCCACAGAGAAGCCTACGCCTGTTCCACACATAAGAATATACATCAACTCGTCAAAAGCTTTAGGGTGGTCTATGGGCAAATAAGAGCAGTTAAACCCTGCTACATTGTCCCTGTCCAAGGCTGGCCCTGCCGTCATGACACAACGCATGGAAGGCATTACTTCAAGGTTAATAATAGCGTCTGTAATCTTTTTCTTTTCTTCGTTACCAAGCTTGTTACCCCAATAAGACACATAACGCTGGGCTGTTTCTTCCCATGTCTCGCGCCTACCTTTGTCGTCCTGCCAACGAGCGTATCTACTGGCCGCTATAAACTTACTGTAGTTATCCATTAACGATTACCTCCGTCACCCCTAATTTTTCCTCTCTTTAAACGCCCTGTTAGCTTCTCTATGTTGTATTCCGCAGCCTCAGACAATGTGATATTACTACGCTTTAACAACACAGCGAGGTTCCACAGAACGTCACCGGCTTCACTGATTATGTCTTCTCTTTTAATTTGTTTTTCATCACCACGCAGTAGCGGTTTAGCAAACAAATCGGCTAACTCAGCAGCCTCAATCATTAGACTGGCGTGTGGATAGAACACATGCTCGTAGTTTGCAAATGATTCAGCCACTGCTTGGTATTCATTAAAATTCATCGTACTGGTTCCTCAAGTAATCTTTTAATATGTCTAACTGCATGTATACTTCATGTACAGTCAGGTTGGTAGCAAAGACAGACAAACCGTCTTCCCTCATAGCGAACCCAAATGCACTGTCAAAGTCTTCCAATGTTTCTTCTGACGCTAACCGTTCAAATACTTCCTTTGGGTTTAACCGGACTGTTTCGGGTTCTTTCTTTGTTTTTTTGCCGAATCCACCTTCAATAACTTTCATGTTAAATCCTCAAGGATTAGTTCTAAGTAATGTTTTGCTTTCTGTAGGTCTTGTACACCGCCTTTATTCTGATACCTACAAACGTACTTTACTATATTACCTTCACAAAATCCAAGATTATTTTTCCTAATAAAATCTACTGGCTGGATAGCCATGTCCTTGTAATGAGAACCTCCAATTTGTTTGTCTACAGCCCTGACTGAAGTATGTTCACCAAAAGTTAATTCAGTCTGTCGAAGACTAGACCTGTTACATGAGTCCCATTCTTCTTCCAGTACATCGTTTAATTTACTCATCGTCGTCGTCCAACTCCTCAAAAATAAAAATATTGTCCAGTATCTTGTCTTCAAGTGCAATTACTAATTCTTCAGTAGTAACCTGTAAGACATCACACAGTAAGTCCGGGTCGTACTCCTGAATGATTCTTTCTTTTAGTTCAGCAAATGTTAGTGACATATTCTATTAGCTCGTTCGTTGTTTCAAGTGTAAAGTGTTTAAAACCTTCCTTAGTACACCACTGTCCCATTGTTAATTTGGCACCTTTTCTAACTTTTTTATGTGGATCAGACAATACAAATATCAATTCTGCATATTCTTCAGCCATTGTGTCGCGTATGGCCTTGTACTTCTGTGTGTCGCCTTCCCTGAAAAACCCTTTGCATTCTATCAGTATTGAATCTTTATAGACAAAATCAGGTTTGTAGTTTCTGTACGTCACGTATGGGACATCAAATGGCTCATAGTCCATGAACTTCCTTGGTAACGCTTCAGCAAACTTCTTTTCAAGCCCTGATCTATAACGGCCATTCTTTTTATTCTTAGCTGGCCGTTTAGAATTCATCCGGTATTGCCTCCTGAACCCTTGGTTCGTTGACCACTTTAACTAAGAATCTAGGGCCACTTGCGTAGGCAAAGGTTCTTAAATTTGGATAGCAATGCTCTTTGAATTGACAATAAGAACAACCTACAGACAGCTTTAAGTTTCCTGACTTGCCTTCCGGTACTGGCTGGTAGCAATACTTCTCCGGTTCTGGGCCAGCCACTAACTTTTTTATGTGTTCGACCCGATCTACGATGTCGTAGTTCAGGTGTTTGTACATTGGGTGTTCAGTGTCTTTTTCGTCGTAAAGTAAATAAGTCAGGTGTCCGTTCTGCTTGTCCATTGCAAGCCAACCGTATTTGGTTTCTTTTTCTGAATGAGCGTAGGCTTTAATCTGACCTATATAACCAAATGGATCGTCTTCCGCTAGGGTTCCGTCCTTGAACTTCTTAAACCCAAATGTACTGGTTGACTTAACGTCAGTCACCACACCGTCTATTTTACAGTCCATGCTGCCCCTGATACCGGCAACATGGCACACCTTCTGCTCGCAGGTTACTTCATGTCCTGCTGCTTTTGTAAGAAACAGGAGTAGCTCTTCGATGAGGTGTCCGTATAGGAATTTAATGTAGGTGTTTGGGGAGATTTCTTCTTTTTCTGTACTGTTGTATACGTTCCAGAGGTACTTGTCTGTCCTACCGACGATAGACAGTCTAAGCTTTCTGTTGTCAGTCTTCTTATTATCTTCAAATTCAGCTCGCATAAGCTTTTTAATGTTCTCACCGAATACTTCAATGGCGTCATCAAGGTCTACGTTACTCCCTATTTCTTTAGTTGATACTACTTTATAAATATCTTCTACTAGTGTGTCTGTGCCCATGTCTTTCCTACCTTGTATTCACCGTCCAATGGACAGTTTAAGTTAAAATGCTTACCGGCTTCCTGTATACACTGTACGGCAAGGGCACCGAACATATCAGCCTTGGCTGTTTCTACTTCAGTCTGTATCTCATCGTGAATATTACCAACAAACCTGTACCTTATACCCTTAATTTTAGCGTGTTTATCCAGTAAAGTCAAGGCCTTCTTCATTACGATGGCCCCGGCACCCTGTAACAAGGAATTTAGGGCTGCATGGCTTGATCTAATACTAATACAACGCCCGTCCAAGCCACGTAGAAACCCAACAGCAGCCTTGCGTTCTACGCCTGTCCTCAACGCAGCCAATGCAGGTGTATTCTCCAAAAACTTAGCCTTTAGTGCTGAACCTTCTCTGGAACCGCCACCGACTATAGACCCTATTTTAGCGTCACCTGCGCCGTACAGGAAAGCGTAGATAAATGTCTTAGCCTGTGAACGATTGGTCAACCCAGCAGCATTCATATTGGCTGTGTGTATGTCACCGTTCAATATCTCAGCGGTGTACGCTTCGTCATTCATGTAATGAGCCAGCATCCTAAGCTCAAGGCCACTGGCGTCACAACCAACCAAAGAATAACCACCTGCAACCGTCCAACAGCTACGGCTTTCTACACCGTAAGGCGAGCCATTGCTGGTCACCTGAGCCATATTAGGACTGCTGTGGGTCATTCTACCGGTAACGGCACCATTGCTGTTGACGTAACCATGAACCCTGCCGTCTTCCTCGACTGCGTCCACCCAACTGCTGATCTGAGCTATACGCTTTTGAACCATCAGGTACTCAGCTATTAGCTGTGCCTGTGGTATGTCCTGAACGCTTTCCAGTATAGTCTCATCAACCTTAATGTACTTGCCTCCTTTCTTGTCAAGTTCAAAGGCGGCTAATTCAACGTCACGGGTGTGTGGGTTTTCTTCTATCAGTTCTAAACGTTTAATGCCTGCGTCAGTCAGTGCCGTAGGTTTCCAACCAAAATGCTGTAGGTGTCTGGCTATCTGTTGTCTTGATCCTAAATTAAAGACTGGATAATCCACGCGACTAAAGCAGTTCCCAACATCAGCCCAACTATCTCCGAAAAACTTAAGACCAACGATACTGGGAGTTCCGTCTTTTTTAATCTTTGGCGTAACCGTAGATATGTAAGTTGGCAATGGTAGAAACACTGCATGCACTTCTC